CAATAAATACCTAAAGTTTTTGTGCATATTGTAATAGTATTAAATACTATATATAATAATATATAGTACCATGTGATATAATATATAATAACGTATGATGTAGTATGTAGACAGCTATCACGCAGTACATAAAACCACATTATATAGTATTGAAAACTACATGATATAGTAGGGGGTATGCCTGGATATAGTATTAAAAACTATGTTGTGGTCGTATAATGGGTGTTCGTTCCCTAAAACTTTAGGTAAAAAATTTTTTTTCGCTAAAATAAATTTAGGTAAATTTCCATAAATATAGGTAAAAATAAATAAATTTAGGTAAATTTCCATAAATATAGGTAAAAATAAATAAATTTAGGTAAATTTCCATAAATATAGGTAAAAATACATAAACGATATATATTTGCTATATATAATATATATAATATACCCCTTTAGGTAAATTTCCATAAACTTAGGTAAATTTATTTTTTGCATAAATACATTTATGTAAATCTACCTAAATCAGTTTACAAATAGTCTATTTTGTAGTATATATAGTATATACAGATTATATATATTTTAGGTAAAAATTATTTAGGTAAATTTACCTAATGGGAGGGTATTGTTTATGGAAAAAGATTATTCACATCAATGTAATTATTGTATTAGTAGATTACTTTGTTTAGATTTCCCTAAAGCCGAGAAGTGTAATCTATTTGATAACGAGCAATATTTTAAAGAGTGTATATATAGTTATGGTGGATATAGTAATTGGGTAGATACATTTAAGATGATTAAAAAACAACAGGAGGAGAATATATGTGGAAATAAATAAAAGTACAATTTCTTTACCTAAAATTATAGGTAAGGGTTATGGTAAGTTTTGGAAGTTTAAAGGAAGATACAGAGTTGTTAAAGGTGGACGTGGTAGTAAAAAAAGTTGTACTACTGCTTTATGGTTAATTTATAATATTATGAAATATCCATTAGCTAATGCTTTAGTAGTTCGTAAATTTTATAATACTCACAGAGACTCTACTTTTGCCCAGCTTAAATGGGCTATAAATAGATTAGGAGTTACGCATTTATGGAAAACTACTATGAACCCATTGGAAATGATTTATATGCCCACTGGGCAAAAAATACTTTTTAGGGGTTTTGATGACCCTCAATCCATTACATCAATTACGGTTGAAAAGGGTTACTTGTGTTGGTGCTGGATTGAGGAGGCTTTTCAGATAACAGATGAGAGTGAATTTAATAAACTAGATATGTCTATCCGTGGCGAGTTACCTCCGGGTTACTTTAAACAGATAACACTTACTTTTAATCCGTATTCAAACAAAAAACATTGACAGATTATATTAAAATAGGTATAATAAACTTAAAGTTATTTGCTTAATTAATTTATAAGGAGATTGATAAAAATGCAAGAACACGGTTATTATATCTATTTATTACAGGAAAAAACAACAAATAATATATTATATGTTGGTAGAACTAAATTTCCTATGCGACGTTTTCAGGAACATAAAAAAGCAATAAAAACAAGTTCAGCCCCATTATATAAGTATATAAGAGAAAATAATTTAAAATTATATGACGATATAAATGTAATTATAACAGAATTTATTCCTAATGATGAAATCGTTGCAAACGAAAGAGAGCAGTATTATACAAATTTATATAAAGACACTGTACTCAATGTTTATTTAGGTGATAAAAGAGATTTTGAATATTCAAATCTTAATAAACCTATACAGTGTATAACCGACGGTAAAATTTATTCAAGTATAAAACAAGTTTTTGAAACTTATACAGGTGTAACTAATTTATACAGCCATTTACAATATGGTACAAGATTAAAAAACGGATTAGTTTTTAGGTATGTTAATGGTGTAGATAATAGTGATAAAGTTTGGAAAATTGAATGTTTAGATGATGGACAAAAATTTTCTTCGCTTAAAGCTTGTGCGGAATTTTATAATATATCTGCTCAAATATTGTATCATAAAGGGGCAGATGGTAAACCATTTACCGTTGGTACTGCGGGTAAAGGAAATAAAAAATGCCACAAACTGAATTTTAAAAAATTTGTCAATTAACCCTAATATGCGGCTTTATACTGCGAAGTATATCGAACAACAACTTTAATTCAGTGAAACACTTATATTACCATATAGATATAAGTCAATACTGAGCCAAGATTATTTTAATATAAAATAATAAGGTGCAACGACTATCCTTGGAATGGGTATGGAAATTACCAATAGGAGTAGGGCTGTAAGCTAATGACAGCGGGTGAGATTCCCTTAAATCGAAGTGGGTTGGCTCTGATTACAGAGTGTGATATAGTCTTGTATCCTATAGTGATATAGGGAAGTTCATAAGAGAACTGCATAGTGTTGCGAACTGTGTGAAAGTACGGGAGTGAAAATATATGGATTAAGAAAAGATTTTTTGATGCGGAACCAGATGATGATATATTTGTTGATACCACTAATTATCTTTGCAATGAGTTTTTAGGTGAAGATGATATTAGAGTATTTAACAAGATGAAAGATAAACAACCCAGACGTTATAGTATTGAGGGTTTAGGTAATTGGGGTATTGCAGAAGGTCTTATATTTAATAACTGGCACGTTGAAAACTTTAGTGAAAATGATATATTGGCAATAGAAGATAGACATGGTGTACCCGAATATCAAAAACTATTTGGACTTGACTGGGGTTTTACTGCTCCAACAGGAGTTATATATTGTTTAGCTAGTGAAAAAGAAAAGAAAATATATATACCAAGAGAATATTATAAGATTGGTGTTACTAATATACAGTTGGTTAAAGATTTAATGGATTTACATTGGGATAAAGAATTAATAAAAGCAGATAGTGCTGAACCTAAATCAATTGAAGAAGTTAGGCAATTAGGTTTAACAAGAATAAGACCTGCTAAAAAAGGACCCGACTCTATTAGAGCTGGTATACTTAAATTACAAGATTATGAAATAATAGTACATCCTAGATGTGAGCATACAATAATTGAATTAAATAACTATGTTTGGGATACTAATACTGACGGTAAAATTATTAATGACCCCATTGACGATTATAACCACCTTATGGACCCGTTAAGGTATGCTTGTGAGAACTTAGGTGGAGAAACATTTAGTTTTTAATTGTAATTATATTATATCTAGTATATAATATAATTAGTAAAAAATTATTATAATGTTATAAAGGAGTTGTTTATATGTCCGAACTTAGTATAAATGATGTATATTTAGTTATGGTATTCGTATCGTGTGCATTATCTATTTATAGTGCATATAGAACACATAATAAAGAATCACAAGTTAATGGTGTTGATGAAGGTATTATGACAACTGATATGAATTACATAAAAGAGTCTTTAGAAAAAATAGAAAAATCTGTTTCTAATTTAGATGATAAGATGGAAAGTAAATATACATCAATTGAGAGTGATTTTAGACAACTCCTTATATCAAACACCAAACTTAGTGAAAATTATAAAAGTTTACATAAAAGAGTTGATGAATTATCACTTAAAGTAAATGGAATAAATGAATAAGGAGAAATAATATTATGGATTTATTATGGTACGCAAAAACACTAGATAATAAATTACAATCAACAATACCCCAAGATATAAGTGCGGAGTCTAATATACAATTTGTAACAGCTTATTTATCAGATTGGGAAAATAGTAAGCAGAGAAAATTTATGGACGTTTGTGAGCGTTATTATAATAACGAAAGTGATATATTAGATAAAGAGAGAACTATAATAAGTAAGGACGAAGAAAATAATGCAGTATTAGCAAAATCTACTTTGTTATCAAATAACCGATTAACACATAACTTCCTACAAAAACTTATAAAACAAAAATTGGGTTATATTATAAGTAAACCTTTTACAATAGACCCAGATGATTCTGACGATGAACACGCTAAACAGATGATTAAAGATATAAAAACATATTATACAAAACATTTTCACAGAATGATAAAGAACTGTGCGAAAGATTCTTTAATTAATGGTTTAGGTTGGGTTCAGGTATATTATAATGAACAGATCGGAAGAGCGTCGTGTAGGGAAAGAGTG